GAACAGTCTAAAAGGATTCATTAAGTACTCGGAAGCGGTAGGCATACGGTGTACGCTGTTCTCTCTCTTCTCGTACATATCGGAAATCATTAAGAGCATCGCTTGTTTTAGCGGTGCGCCGACAGCACTAGCAGCAGTTCCAACCGTATAGCGAATGATCACCGCGTTGATGGTCACCTTCGCATTGAACCAACCGTCCGAGCTCATAATTCTAGCGGGCTCGCTTATTGTGTCGATAGTGTAGTCGCTAGTAGGAACTGTGATCTCCGCTCCGAGTTCATCGATATACTTTACCGATTGAACGCTGGCCACTGGTCCTCTAGCGAGGTAGATCATAGCTCGATCAGTAATACCGTCATAGGCAGGGAACGCATCAAAATACTCATCTATCACTGTCGTGCAGAATATTCTTCTACTATATTCCTCGGCCATAGATAACGCAGCAGAACGAAAAACGCCCAGGGTAGTATCCTCTGAAGTGTCCGAAATATCTAAGCGTAGAAATTGTTTGATCTCTACCAAAGAAAGTGCGTCCTCTGTTGCTGGTGTTACTATGTCAAAAGCCATTAACCTCTTTTTTCTACTGCTTTACCTGTTGCCTGTCTTGCCTTTTTCTTAGGTGTCTCAGCTACCGCCTTCGCGATGTTTGCCTCGATTAACCTCTTAGCTTCAATGGCGGGCAAATCCGCTACGACACCGATGTCGTAGCGGATAGTAGGCCCAACCATTAATTGCTGGAAGATAACCTTCACTAAGCTTGGATAAGATGCTTAATTGCTGTAGCATCTAACACGTGGCTATCTTTGCGAACTTTCGCACGGAAAGCAGTAATTCCAGCCGACTTGTATTGCTCGTCGATTCTTTCTACTACTACATTACCAGCAGAGCGTACGATGAACTTACTCATATCACCACAAACGATAGACTTCGCTCCAGTTGCGATAGCTGCTACGTCATTGTTGACATATACAGGGATGCCCATAATACGATCCGGCTCACCTATTGCCATACTCGGTACGAAGACCGGGAAATCGTTGGTAACCGATAGGCCCAAAGCTCTCACAGCTGCAACCGTGGAATCGTTCATCATAAGGCCGAAGCTTGCAGAGTTTCTGTAGGCTTTGTTTACCGAATAAATAAGATCTAATATTTCACCGCTAGTGATAGCTGTTGCAGAAGCAGCAGTCTTTCCTAAGCTAGATCCTGTCACCAAACCTGAAGGCTGTGAAGAACCTGTACCAACCGTAAAGGCTGCGTTAGTTGCACGCGCGATACGCTCACCGAGCTGCTCAATTACAAAGCCAGTCAAATCGAAGCCAGCATCTTGCATAAGCTCCTCAGATACTTTCACTAAAGAAGTATACTTGTAAGCGTTCAAGTTGACTACTCCTAGAGTAAGATCTTGAATAGTGCTTTCAGCAGCTTCCGCCGTTAAGATTGCATCCGTTGCAGTATCGTTATTCGTAGGATAAGGAACTAAATTACCGGAAGCAGTATTAAAAGCACGAGCCAAACGCTCTAGCTCACCAGTAAACGCTAAAGCGATATCTACCTCACCACTAAATCCTTCAGGTACACCGAAACCACCTAGAGAATCAGTTCCTACAACCTGGGTCGCTGTACCTCTAGATAAAATATTGCGCTCGTCTGCATTCAAAGCAGAATATCCCTTGCGGATATACTTCTCAAAAGATGCTGAACGATCTAATTTTTTCGGCTCTTTAGAAACCGACTTTGCAGCAGCTTCTTTTTGCAATTCAATATTGCGCTCCATAGCCTGGAATTGATCACGTAGTTGGTTAGCTGCTTCATCAATTTTGTTAAATTTAGAAACCTCATCAATAGATAAGTTTCTGTTTTCATTCTGAGCAGCCGATACTATCGCATCAGCTTGCTTCAGCAACTCTGCACGCTGACCGCGTAGTTCGTTGTGTTTGCTCATTGTTTTATTATTTAAGATTCATCAATTTCAAACGGACCGAAAAAGTGTCCGCATTCGTGCCTTCTATTACAGCCTCGGGCTCTTGCTGTTTTTCTTCTTTTTGCTCTTCTACCTCAACTTCGCGCTGCTCCATTTCTATCGGGGCGCTGGTTCTTAATGCACTGGTCGAATCTTTATAAGCCGGGTATGTTACGGGGCTCACATCGTAAAGCTGTCCGACCTTTTTCACCGTTCTTATTAGCATTCCATCAGCGCGCTCTTCCCAGCTTTCGTCTTCAATAGTGAAGGCAAAACTGCTCTGAGTTACATCACCGCGCTCCATTAGCTCTATGAGGTCTTTAGCATACGTAGTATCAGGTAGTTGACAGGTATACCTTAAACCTTTTTCGTCCACTTCTAGCGTGGCGGTTCCGCTTATTGTACGGCCGAGCACTAGGTTGTTATCGTGGTTAAACAATACACGAACGTCGTCCTGTAGTCTTCCATCGAAAGATCCTGGGGCCATTTGCTCAATAAACCCACCTAAATCCTCGCTGAATGTTCGAAAAGTGGCCGCATAGCCAGTGATGGTCCGCGCTTCTTTGTCCGCTTCGATGCGCGTCTCAAATTTGCGCTTCTGAGTATTCTCTTTGTGGAACCTCTTCTCTATGTTATTCATTCGGTTCTTCGTTTGGATTTTCTTGGCTTCCTGCTTCGGCCATATTCAAAGGCGTAATGTATAGATCCCCATTCTCTACGCTAGGTAGATTCTCTAGGGTTCTGATGTCATTAACTGACAGCCAGCCCCATTGCCTTGCAATAGAATAAGAATTGTATCTACTTTGGATATCACCTCGAAGAAGCCCATCGACATTAAAGCGCACGCGGTATTTACCTTGTTCTTTCTCTGTGAATAGCTTTGTATTAAACTCAGCTTCCCAGCGCTTAACCCAAGGCAGCACCGTGTTGCGAACAAAGTCTATCGATTGCTGCTCTACATTGGCACGCGTTGAGCTGTTGCTCATATCGCCCATATAGGCGAGGGGTATCCTGAACATTCTCGCGATCTCTTCGACCTGAAAGCGTCGAGTCTGTAAAAACTGAGCGGCATCGTTTCCGATGCTGGTAGCTTTAAAAGCCATTCCTTCCTCAAGGATGGCCGTCTTATGGGCGTTACTTATTCCCGCCTGTTTCGCTTGCCAGGAGCTTTTTAACCTGTTGTAGCTTGAGTCGCTTAACTTCCCTGGATGGGTTAGTACACCGCCGACATTAGCGCCTGAGCTGAAGAACTTATTTCCGTACTTGTTAGCATTTAGGCCTAGCTCAATATCCCCGCGAGCAGCATCTATGACTGATATCCCTACGATGCCATTCATAGAAAGACCTACTAAGTGGATCATTTCATTTGCGTCGAATACTGTATGCTCATCACCATCTAAGACGTAGAACTTTTCTTGCTCGTAAAGTTTTACCTCAATGCGATCAGGATGAATCGGCAGCAGCTTAGTAGGGCGGCCAGCTTGGTTCCTCTCGATGAAGCAATAAGCGTTCCCGTGAAGACATAGATGAGCCTGTAGTAATTCCCTAAAATTAAAATCGTTCTGATAACCATTAGGAGTGCGAAGGATTTTCTGAATAGGGTGGTTAGGGTCCTTTTGCGCGACGTTATTCTCATCGCTATAGACATCAAAAGGAAGACTCGCTAGAGTCTCGGATAGAATACGAACCGCAGCCCAAACAGCAGAAAGCTGGAGGCTGGTTTCTTCGTTTACGACGGTCTGTGTAGGATCAACGGTAAGCGCATCTAGTGTCGCTCTGCTCTTTATATTGTAGTCACCTCTAGTGCTACCGCGAAAGGCTATGCCTAAACGCTGAAAAAGGTTGTTAGATTCTGACAAAAGGGTAGGGTATTAGCTATCGGACGCAAAGTATTGATACTTTGTACTGAGAACAATAGCCTAGAGAAAACCTATCCACCCACTTCTTAACATTTTATTTATTAATATCAATAAAAGTGTAAGTATTGCAGTACTTTGCAAGGTAATTATCAGCTTGTTTGTATACAAGTTTGTTAGCTATCGGGAGGGCTGTGGTGGCCCTCCCATTTTTTAGCTAAGTAAATATAGATAAAGAAGTATAATTTTGCTCTTAGAACTTATCATAGCGCTACTGGATTTATCATAGAGCTAAATCATTCTAAGGCCGTGGTCTTCGTAATAGCTCTCGCCTTCACTCTCTCGGTCATTGCTCATCTTTTCTGCCACTGCCATTATCAGTGCGATAATTCCATCAATCTTATCAGAGCTTTTATTTTTCACTAGCTTAACATTAAAAGCGTCATCATATTTCGCCTGTGCATTTCCAGCCATCCATCTAAGTACTGGGTTTGAGTTGTGGTGAAGGTTGCCCGACTTTATAAGCATCTCGACGGCTTTCGTGGGCTGGGACATACTAGCAAAACCCTGGCCAATAGCAGACAGCGGAACACCTTTATCTACCAAGCTTGTGACCAGCGCAGTACTATTCCATCTATCATAAGCGATGCCTTTTACCTTGTAAGCCTCGCACATCTCTAAAATGTCAGCTTCCACTTTCTTGTAGTCCGTGACGTTTCCCTCAGTTACCTCTAAATGGCCACCAAGTACGTAGCCGTCATATGAGGCACCGGTGCGGCCCCTTCGCTGCTCTACCATATCCTCGGATACCCACATTTTCGAGATTACCTTCATAGTGCCATCCTCAAAAGGGAAAACCAACACCAGGGCCGTGATGTCACTTGTGGCCGCTAGATCTAGACCGCCATAGCATTCCATCCCAGCCAATTCTGAAGGGTCAAACTTACCCGAGCTTTTCATCCAGTCAGAATCTGTGATCCATCCCTCTGTAGTGGTGAGCCATTGGTTTAAGTGTAGCGTCCTGAATTTTATCTCAGCACTAGGAGAGGCCTTAGCTTTGGTCCATTCCCTCGCTATATATTCCGGGAAGATGCTGATACCATAATTTGGGTTTGCTTTCTTGACTGTTTCAATATCAAAAATGTCATCGTCTTGCTCGCTCTCATAGATCACTGGTAAAAAGCTAGGGTCGTCAACAATTCCCTTTTGAACTTTCTTAGAGTATTCATATTGATCACGACAAAGGTGGCCGCGGTCATTTCCTGCCGTTGATATTCCTACAATAATCGGCTGCTCTCTTGCACCTGTTGAAGATGTTAGTGTAGAGTAGAGCTCGTTATTTGGTAGCGCGTGCAGCTCGTCTACGATAATGACCGAGGCGTTAAATCCGTGTTTTGTCTCAGCATCAGCACTGATGGCCTTAATAAAGCTGTTGGTATTATTTAGCACGATACTATCTCTGTAGATAGCGCACTTGTTTAAGAGTAGGGGCTGGTTCAGGATCATTGATTTCATCACACTAAATACAGCATTCGCCTGGGCGCGGTCAGCGGCGGCGACGTATATCTCAGCACCGGGCTCCTTCTCTACAAAGAGCATATATAAACCCAGCGCCGCGATCATATTACTTTTTCCATTTTTACGCGGAAGAAACAGAAAGCTCTCAACATATTGGCGGCAGCCATCTTCGCGCATCGTTCCGAGTAGCTTACCGAAGTAGTCCTTCTGCCAATCTTCCAATAGAAAAGGCTTCTTAGCTAGCGGTCCCTTTACGTGGGTACAAGCCTTTTCCACAAATGAAACAAACCTATTCGCTACCTTCTCATCATAGTAACTCATTAACCGAGTAGATCTTCGAGGGTTATCTCTTCCTTTTGAGGGCTTTCAATTCTGCTTCTACTCAGTGGGGTCATCCCAAACTGCTTCACCATATTAAAAAGCTGCTGCCACGCACTATTAAGGATTTCAATTTGCGGGTATTTTCTATACATTAGATCACCGCTGGCCGTTGTAGTGGTGTAGGTGTTTCCGTGTTTCTTTAGAAAGTCCCTCGCCTCAGTGTACTGCTCCCAAGAATCCGCGAACATCTTGACGCTCATCCCATCGAGGGGAGTGGATACATTCATATTTTCCATCATTGAAGTGATCCAAATCTCAGCGGATTCGCTGCTATTTTCGGGCTTCACTGGTTTGCCTTTTGGCGCTTTCATTTTTGAACCGTGGCGATCTTCTCTGTAAGATCCTGACGCTTTTAGCGCCTCGGTGGTGGCTTTACTTCCCTTCATTTTAGTATTATTTTAGTGCTTTGGCTTTTACTCGGCAAAAAGCAACCATCGTAAAAAAGAGCCTTCAGGCTGCGATTAACTAGCAAAAGGCTTTTATATTCGAGGGGGCCCCCGTTAACCATTGATTTCACTGGCCTTGCGCTTTTCTAGCTCTACCTGTAGTAGAATTAAATAGCCTATTAAATCTTTCACGTTGTCCTCACCGAAGCCCTCGAAGCCCAGTGTTCTTATCCTTGCGAGCTTGTCGTCAATCCTCGCGCCTAAGCTTGTCACCGCATCCTTATTTCCAAAGATGCCCAAAGGATTCAGCGCGCTGTCGCCATAGCTTTGGTTCTTCTCTATCAACATCTCGATAGTGTTCTCACCTATCTCTCTGATTCTTCTCTGCGTTTCTAGGCTCATAGTGTTAGTCTTTACTCATCATTTTATCTATATACTTCGTACTCACTCCCAATGCCTTGGCGGCTTGCTTCTTGAACCTATACCTCCTCAGAGCCTCGGCAATCATTAGCTTTTTATTGTGTTCTAGGTTCAGATTCATAAGTTATCAGGTAATCGGAGGGAGGTCGGCTTGTATCTAACCTATAGCTTTTCCCTACACGGGATTAATTTATAGTGAACCGCCTCCCTCTTTTCTATTTCGTATCGGACGCTCTCACCTCAGCAACTTCACTGCGGAGGATTGCAATCTCTTCCAGGTTAAGATCCAGGATCATCTCAACATTTTGCTGGATGTTAGTGAGCAGAGTGCTGTCGGTGTTGTCTAAGGCGGTCAAAGGTCCTCGGATGTCTTTCTCTATGCTTCGCTCGAGTTGTCTCATCAATTGCTTCGTGCGCTGCTTATCGAGTGCGGTACCTTTCACCTCATCCATTTGCTCGAGTGATGCCTGTAGCAATGCGATGAGCTTCACGCCCTTGGTGAATATTGTGGAGTCTTTCATGAAAACATTTTTATAGTGGAACTTCTCGCGTGATCAATTCGTTTGCTAGCTATATCAAAATATTTTTTATCTATTTCGTAACCTATGAACTTTCTTGATTCTAGTAATGTCGCAGCACATTCAGTACCGCTGCCAGCAAATGGAACTAAAACAACATCCCCAGGACGAGAAGAGGTCAGTATTAATGCGCGTGTAAGTTTTTCGGGTTTTCTAGTTGGGTGGCTATATTGTGTATTCATTGCGGATTCGTTATTGAATCGCATCACCTCATTAATGTTCAAAAAATTATCAAACGGACGGCGCAAATCTTCGTATTCACGGCGCAAATCTTCGTATGATTTTTTGAAAAACTTTGTCGAATTAGATAAAAAATTGTAAGATTTTTCAGTTATAAACATCCAATTTTTTTCATTGTTAATAATTTTATTTTGTGTTTTTTCACTATATCCGCAAATATTATTTATGTCTTTCGTGGTTATACCCGCCTTTTTTCTTTCGTTCATCAAGTAGTCTTGAAAATGATTTCTAATGTAAGACGGTTCAAATCCATCTTTGCAATCATTGATTTTATCATACATCAAAACGCGTTCGGTACACGGTGCAAATGAACGCAGTCCGTCGGACTTATTCAAGCCCATAAAATTTTCACCTTTATGCCAAACTAAGTTGTTTAATAAATTAAAATGTTTATCAAAAATTATTTGAGCATATGCGATGCGCTTTGCATCACCGTACCAAAACAACGTGCCGTTGTCGGCCAA